AGGTAGAAAAATGCGCAAGAAGGGGGCAAAAGGTGCTCCGACAGCCGCTGATTTTAAACTTGCGGCAAAAACCGCTAGGAAGGCATCGGGTGGCGCAGTAACCAAAAAAATAGTCGCAGTCAGGAAAGAACCACGAAAAGGAACAGTAAAGGGTGGCTTTAAAATAACAATACCAAAGAGTGCAAGAAGTGGTCAAAACACAACCAAAGTAGCCGATCCTAGGGATATGATGCAGTCTATTTTTAAGGAATACCACCAAAGTATGGGCAGAAGAAAATAACTGTGGAAAAAAAGAAAGTTCAGATAGAACTGGAAGTTGATACCAATGCAGTAAACTCTAGTAGCAATCCTTTTTATAAATGGATTCATCTAGCAAAAACTGTAGATGCTTGGCGTATCTTTCCCAGAGCTTTTGTTACGGTTTATATTGTATTGCTTTATAAGGTAGTTACTTGGTTTATGACAATACCGGAACCTAACCTAGAACAAGCTGGATTAGTCTCAGTTGTAACTGGTGCTATGGCTGCCGTCTTTGGTATCTATGCCGGAACATCCGGTCAGTCAAAAAAATTCAAAGGGGAAGATTAAATGCAAATTTATCTTACTGAATTTAATTATGACGGTAGAAGCTATGAAGGGCCTAAAATAATAGCTAAAAATTACGAGGACGCAGAACGTCAAGCAGAACACTATGAGGTATCTGTAATAGGTGTACTTGATATGGTTATTGCAGAGGAAAGTCTAAGCAAATGGAACAGGGTTTTACATTAATAGCTGAATTAGGTCTGCCAGTTGCTGGCGGTTTGGTGATGGCTTACTTTATATTTTTAGTAATGAAGCAATTAATGGATGGTTTGGTAAGCGAAATACAAACTGTACAGGCTATCTCAAAAATGCTCATAACCAGAGCATCTACTATGAATAACGATATGATTCGTATAGACACTAGCGTTAGTAGTGCTTTGGGTCTTTCTCCTGACCTGGAACGTATAGCCAGAGCAGAAAATTTTGTTGAAGACGGTACCATAGATGCAAGGCGGGATTAATGGATATTGTATCAATTGTATCCGAATTTGGTTTTCCTGTAGTAATGGTAGTAGGGCTTGGTTACTTTGTTTATTTTGTTTGGCAAACCATTACCAATAAAATTGATCCTGCAGTTCAAGAAATGAAAGTAACTATTATAAGGCTTACAGATCAATTACGCTTGTTAGATCAAGATATGATACGATTACAACAAAAGGTAAATACGGTATTGGAATTAAAAGAAGAAAAAAAACTGAAGAATAAAAATGAAAAGTAGTTTAACGTTTTTACTTATAATTTATTGTTACGTAGCTTTGCTTTTATTGTTACTTAGCGTTAACAGTAACGCAGACACGTTATCGTTTAAATTTAAAAATCCTAGTTTTTCAGGTCTTAACACTTCTTCACATTACTTAACAATTGATTCACAAGAATCCAGTAGAAAACAAGCGTTAAAAGATGAAATAGAGGCCTATCAAGATGAATTAGCTAGGGATGCGGATAACACAACACTTGCTAGGTTTATAAGAAATTTAGAAAGTAGAATTTATGCACAGCTATCTAGGCAAATGGTAGAGCAGTTATTTGGGGAAACACCACAAAAGTCAGGAAAACTAGAACTAGAGGGAAACACGATTGAGTATATTGTTGAAAATGAAACAATTACGCTTACAATTACGGATGAAACAGGCGGTACAACCAATATTACTGTTCCTATTGGCGATTTTACTTTCTAGTTGCGCATCTAAAAACGTACTAAACGGTAGCGGTATACCAAACGCTGTCATTAAAAAATCTTCTATAGTTGATCTACAGTCTATTGAATTAAAAAATTTACCTCCTGCAAAAAGAAAACCAATAATAGCTATTTATCCAAATAGTTTTATGGATTACACCGGTCAACGAAAAAGTAACGGCCAGTTTGCACTATTTAGTACCGCAATAACTCAGGCCCCAGAAGCGTATTTAATTCGTGCTTTAAAACATACAGCAAATGGTAAATTTTTTAGAGTAACTGAAAGAGTTGGTTTAGATTCACTTACTAAAGAACGTCAAATTATAAGATCAACACGCGAATCTTTTGAAGAAGAAACTGCGGTAAAACCTTTGCTTTTTGCTGGACTTTTGATTCAAGGTGGTGTATTGAGTTATGATACAAGCACAAAAAGTGGCGGTGCGGGAGCTAGATGGTTAGGAATAGGTTCTTCTAAGCAATACGTAGAAAATTTAATGACGGTTAGTTTGCGGTTAGTTTCAGTTTCTACAGGAGAAATATTAGTTGAAGTGCTTGTTTCAAAAACAATCCTTTCAGTTAGCGTATCGCAAGATATCTTTAGATTTATAGAGGAAGGCGCACAGTTGGTAGAAGTTGAAGGTGGAGTAACAGAAACCGAAAGTTCTTCAATTGCCCTACAAAAAAGCATAGAAGCGGGCATATTACAACTTGTAAAAATAGGTATTGAAAAAGGGTATTGGGAATATGAAGAAATTACTTAGTTTAATATTAGTTTGTTGTGTAGCCGTTGCAGACGACAACGAGATCTTTGTAGATCAAGTGGGTGTAACAGCAAGCATAGATTTAGAGCAACTTGGTAGTGGTAACATTATCGGAGGACTGTTAGCCGCAGCAGGCTCAATGACAGCACTGGATCTTGACGGCACATCTATGACACTGGATATAAACCAGATAGGTAATGCTAACAAGTTCTTAGGTGATATGTATGCTGATAGCTATACAGGTTACTTTAACTTTGATGGTGATACCAACACGTTTACTTCTAAGATGGACCCCACTAATGCTTATGGTGCAGATAACTCTAATGTTAATGTACAAGTTACAGGCAGCACCAACACGTTTACTCTTGACCTAGCTACTACAGCATTAGCTAGTGGTACGGATTTAGATTGGACAGTACAAGGTTCGTCAAACACAATTAATGCTGACATAGATGTAGATGGAGCTACAAACTACATGAATATAGATGGTGACAGCAACACAGTAAACTATGATGGAGACGGTTATGCAGGCGGATACTTCCACCTTACACACTCTGGAGACTCAAGAGCCTTTACAGTTGATCAAGCTTCGACACAAGATAACGATTGGCTTAAAATTACTTCTTCTGGTAACAGCGGTACTGTTTGTGTCAACCAAAACGATCAAGGCACAAGCGTTGGATGTTGATATAGGAAGCATTACAGAATTAAAAGGACACACAAGAGTAGTAAGAGACAAGCCATACGAAAGCGTAATTGATTTTTCTCTTAACTCTATGGATAAACTAGAGACTGCTAACGGCAGAATGGGTGTTACCTTTAGAGATGATACTACCATAAGGCTAACAGAACACAGTTTAGTAACTGTAGATAAGTTTGTGTTTGATCCTGATCCTGCTAAATCTTCTATGGTTTTATCGTTCGTTAAAGGAACTGGTCGATTCGTTAGTTCTAAAACAAAACGTATTCCTAAAGACAACATTACCATTCGTACTAACGCAGCAACGATTGGAATTAGAGGTACAGATTTTACAATTACTGTTACAGAATCGGGAGAAAGTTTAATAATACTTTTGCCAGATGAAAATGGCGATAGTTCTGGTGAGATTCTAGTAACTACAGCATTGGGAAGTGTAGTGCTTAATAAACCATACCAAGCTACTACGGTATATAACTTAGAAACTTCGCCCACTAATCCTGTTATTTTAGATTTAACTTTAGATATGATTGATAATTATTTAATTGTTAATCCTCCAAAAGAAAGAGAATTACAAACAGATGACTCCAGGGCCAACAACAACACAATTTTAGACGTAGATTATCTTGAATTTGATGAACTTGACCAAGATGCTCTTGAAACAGATGAATTAGAATACACAGAATTAGACATAGATTACCTCGCCGCAGACTTCTTGCAGGATTTGCTGGAAATTATTCAAGAAGTAGATGAGCTAGGTAAAGCAAACGCACAACTATCCGAGCAAGGTCTTAAAGGCACCGCAATTGGTTATGACAGTCAAACTCAAATATCTAGTTTTGTTACAGACTCAGAGGTGAAGTTAATAAGACAAGTAGAGGACAAGTTAGAGATCAAAGTTTCTCGGAATGGGAGTTATGACATAAGGATAGACCAAGAAGGTAAAGTTAATCAAGTTAGTGTTAACGGCGGAACTTCTTCAATCATTAACATTAAACAAGGCAGTTAGTTATGTATAAACTAATTACATTGTTAGTGTTATTTTTTGTTCCAACTTTTTTTCAATGGGAAATTTTAGAAGTATTAAAACTAAAAACCTTTGATGCTCTTGTCACTAAGCAAGAAGCAAGTGGTAACTTTACAATTCTTAACATTACCGAAAAAGATGTAGATAAAGAAGGTGGTTATCCGTTTCCTAGACACACACTAATAGGCGAAGAAACTGCAAAGTATTCTTGCTATCCTCTGAAAGAACTAAAGCCAATTGAAGTTAAAGGTAAAGCTAAACCTTTAAAAGTTTACACTTGGGAATAATTTTTTATGATTAAAGACAAACCTGATAAAGTTGTATATAATCTTAAACATGAACTTTAAACTGTCATTAATTTTAAGTGGGTTACTGCTGGCTTCTTTGGGTGGTTTTAAACTTTATTACGATAAATCAGAAGCTGAAAAGCAAGCTATGGCCGTGCAACTTCAACAATCTATGGACAATCAATTGTTATTAGAAAACTCTATTGCAAAACAAAATGAAGCCATAACGGAACACTTAAAAAAAGAAGCAGAAAATAAAACACGTATTTTAGAACTTTCTACAGCCAACAGTGCTGCTCAAGCAGAAGTTAATCGATTAAAAAAAACCTTTGCTAAACATGATTTAAACATGCTTTCTATGGCAAAGCCTAAGTTAATAGAGCGTATTGTAAACAGAGCTACTGCAAAAGTAGGTCAAGAACTAGAAACTCTTACGGACCCTAATCAATTTGATGAAGATAATACAATTATTGACACTGACAGCACTTCTTAGTGGTTGTTCTTTACTAGACTCTCGTTTTACTCCACCAGAAGTAAAACCGGTAGAGATTATAACTGTAGAAAAATCTGCACCTATATATCATCCGCCTTTACCTAATCAAATTACAGCTATGCCCGTAGAATGGAAAGTATTAACACCAGATACTATGGAAGAATATCTTAGCGATTTAGAAAAAGGAGAAGCCCCTTCTCAAGCTTTTTACGGTTTAACCAACAAAGGTTACGAAAATTTATCTAACAACATAGCTGAAATTAAACGTTACATACGTCAACTTTTATCTATAAACGAGTATTACAGAAATTTAAATCAAAAAGAAAAGGAGTAGTTATGAGTTTAGTAAGCTGGTTAAAATCATTCTTCAAAGTTGAAGAAGAAGTAACGTATGAAAAAGTTCGTACTAAAGATTGTAAGGGTAGGTTTCTTGCAGATGATCCGAATACTCCAGAAAACGAGGCTTGGACTAAAAAACCTACCGCAAAAAAGAAAAAGGCAAAGAAAAAACCTACCGCAAAAAAGAAAAAGGCAAAGAAATGAAGATTAGTTTAGAAGGTGTCGAATTAATTAAAAAATTTGAAGGGTGCGAATTAACGGCATATCGTTGCAGTGCAAATGTTTTAACTATTGCTTATGGACGAATCAAAGAAGTTAAAGAGGGCGACACTTGTACCCAAGAACAAGCTGAAGAATGGCTTACAGAGGAATTATTAGAGTACGAAAGTTATGTAAACGACATGGTTGAAGTATCTTTATTGCAAAATCAATTTGATGCTTTAGTTTCTTGGGTTTATAACCTGGGCCCCTCTAACCTTAAATCATCAACATTATTAAAAGTATTAAACTCCGGTGAATATAAAAGTGTTCCAGAGCAAATAAAACGTTGGAACAAAGCTGGAGGAAAAGTGTTGGAAGGCTTAACCAGAAGGCGACAAGCGGAAGCTTTACTGTTTGAAGGTAAAGAATGGAAACACTTATGAATATAGTTGATATAAGACCTAGTAAGATTGTATTAGATGTTGTAAGATTGAGTGCGAAGTATGGATGAAATAGACGTTGTTCAGTTTACTTATAAAGTTATTCGAGAAAGACAATCTTTAATTAGAGAACTTTTAGAAAATAACGGTGTAAAAAACATGGAACATTACCGAGAACTTATGGGAGAGTTGAATGGTTTAAATTTAATACGCCAAGAACTCTCTGATATGCTAGAAAACCAGGAGAAGCTCAATGGCTGAAGCTGCACAAAAGAAAGAACCTAAAGACGATTTATTAAGCTCACTTTATGTTGAAGCTAAAGAAAAAACACTAGACCCCTCATTAATAGATAAACCTATATTAGACCGTTTACCTTCCCCTACAGGATGGCGAATGCTTATTCTTCCGTATCGACCACCAAGAGAAACTAAAGGTGGCATTTTATTAGCTGACAAACATTTAGACGATGCTCAAGTGCAAACTGTTGCCGGTTACGTTTTAAAACTTGGCCCGTTAGCTTACAAAGATACTGAAAAATTTCAAACAGGACCGTGGTGTGAAGAAAACCAATGGGTAGTTTTTGCCCGTTACGCTGGTTCTCGTTTTAAAATTGAGGGCGGTGAAGTTCGTATTCTTAATGACGACGAAATTTTAGCTACTATCAAAGACCCGGAAGATATTTTACATAATTAAAGAGGAATTGTTTTATGGCTGCCACAGAAGCACAATCAGCAGAAGTAGAAGAAAAAAGTATTCCTTTAGATACTGTTGAAGAAAGCGTTGAAATTGAATTACAAGATGACAACGCCTCTGTAGAAATAGCTACAGAAGAAACAGTAACTGAAGATGCGTCAGAGCAAGAGCAAGAGCAGTATAGTAAGTCTGTTCAAAAAAGAATTAATAAATTAACTAAACGTGTAAAAGACACAGAACGTGAACGTGAAGAAGCTGTTCGTTACGCTCACACTATGAAGTCTGAAGCAGATAAAGTTAAAACTAGATTGCAAACGTTGGATCAAAGTTATATCTCTGAATATGGAAGTCGTATTACTGCAGAGCAGTCGCAAGCCGAAGCTCAGTTAAAAAATGCAGTAGAGCTTGGTGATTCTCAAGCAACCGTAGATGCTCAACGTCAATTAACTAAACTTGCCGTAGCAGAAGATCGTTACAACCAAGCAAAAGCACAGCAAGAACAGCAAAAAGCAGCCTACGAAGCACAAGCTGCTAACCCACAGCAAGCCGCTAATCCACAGCAATTAAATTCTGGAGCTCCACAACCGCCAGACCCTAAAGCCGAAAAATGGGCTTCAGAAAATTCTTGGTTTGGCGAAGACTACACAATGACTTTTGCTACCTTCGGTTTACATAAACAATTGGTGGAAGAAGAAAAATTTGACCCACGCTCAGATGAATACTATGATGAGTTAAACAAACGAATTAAAAGTGAGTTCGCTCATAAGTTTGGAAAAGAAAAAAACGAGACCAGCAAAAGAACCGCTCAGAATGTTGCTAGTGTCTCGCGAGGAAGCAAATCTGGGCGCAGCAATAAGGTTAGACTCACCCCAAGCCAAGTAACAATTGCTAAAAAATTGGGTGTGCCACTAGAAGAATACGCTAAATACGTGAAGGAGTAGGTGAATATATGACTGAAAATACTAAAGAATCAAAAAGTTCTGCAGAAGATTTAAAGGCAATTCAACGTTCTTCTCGCGCTAAAACAACTAGGAATGCTACGACCAGGCGTAAGCCGTGGCGTCCATCGTCAAATTTAGATGCACCCCTTGCACCAGAAGGGTATAGTCATCGTTGGATTCGGGCCGAAGTTAGAGGACACGAAGATAAGTCTAATATTTCAGCACGTATGCGAGAAGGTTATGAACTTGTTCGCAAAGATGAATACCCAGATTTTGAAGCTCCTGTAGTTGATACAGGGAAACATGAGGGCGTATTTGGAGTAGGCGGATTACTTCTTGCGCGTATACCGTTAGAAACAGTAAAAGAAAGAACTGATTACTTTAAAAAGAGGCATTCAGATCAATTAGAAGCTGTAGACCACGATATGATGCGAGAGAATGCTCACTCTACGATGGCAATCAATAAACCTGATCGTCAATCTAGGGTAACTTTTGGTGGTCCACGTAAATAACGTAGACCGAATTTTATTTTAACTAGGAGATTAAACAAATGGCAAATCAAGAAACTGCCTATGGTCTTCGCCCAGTTGGCCTTGTTGGCGGCGGAGTTAATTCTACCGGTACTACCGAGTATGAGATTGCTTCCGACAACACTGATGCTATATTTCAATATGGAATAGTAGTCCCACTTGCGGCAGGTGTAATTACCTTTGCCGGCGCTACAAGCGGTGGAACTACTCAAGCATTAGGCGTGCTTACGGGCGTTCATTACCATGATTCCGTCAAGAAAAAGCCTGTTTGGCTTAATTATTGGCCGGGTTCTGGAAGCGTAAGCGTGGATACTAATTATCCAGTAAAAGCGTTTGTTGCTGACAACCCAAACCAACTCTTCCAAGTTGCTACCGATGCTAGTATTACCAGTAGAGCCACTGCTCTAACTGCTGTATTTGCAAACGCAACACTTGGTACTTCTGCCCGTACAGGTTCAACTGATACGGGGCGTTCTAACTCAGCATTAAGTGTATCTTCAATCGCAACTACGGCAACTTTGCCATTGCGTGTTGTAGGTATAGTAGATGATGAAGCAAATAGTGATTTTACTGCAGCGGGTATTCCGTTATTAGTAAGACTAGGAGCTCATTTTAATGCGTCAACCCGTCGTTTTGATTCGCAGACTACTGCGGATACAACCGGCATTTAAAGGGGATTATTGAATGGCTATTTCGAGAGCACAATTAGCGAAAGAGCTCGAACCCGGTTTAAATGCTTTATTCGGGCTAGAGTACGACAGATATGAAAAAGAGCACGCTCAAATCTTCGATGAAGAATCTTCTGATCGAGCGTTTGAAGAAGAAACAATGCTATCAGGCTTTGGAACCGCACCGGTTAAAGCTGAAGGTAGTGCAATTTCTTTTGATGATGCGCAGGAAACATTTACTGCACGTTATACGCATGAAACTATTGCGTTAGCGTTCTCAATTACAGAAGAAGCAATCGAGGATAACTTATATGACCGTTTAGCTGCACGTTACACACGCGCACTAGCACGATCTATGAGTCAATCGAAGCAAATTAAAGCTGCTTCTATATTGAACAATGCTTTTTCTACAACCAATCCGGTTGGTGACGGCGCAGCACTTTGCTCCTCATCACACCCATCTATCAGCGGAAATCAAAGAAATCTATTGTCTACGGCTTCAGATTTAAACGAAACTTCGCTTGAGCAGATGTTGATTGATATTGCAGGTTTAACCGATGAACGCGGTCTTAAAATTGCAGTTCGAGGAATGAAGTTAATTATTCCTAAAGAACTACAATTTGTTGCAGAACGTGTAATTGCTTCAAACTTGCGACCGGGTTCAGCAGATAACGATGTAAACGCAGTAAATTCTATGGGTATGATCCCAGAGGGAGCGGTAGTTAACCACTTCTTGACAGATACTGATGCGTTTTTCATTAAAACTGATGCACCAAATGGTTTTAAATTATTCCAAAGAACCCCTATTCGCACAGCGATGGAAGGCGACTTTGATACTGGAAATTCTCGCTTTAAAGCAAGAGAACGTTACAGTTTCGGAGTATCTGACTGGCGTGCTGTATTTGGGACTCCTGGAGCTTAATTTAAGCTTATGTTACAAAAGAGGGGCAGCTTTTAGCTGCCCTTTCTTTTTTGTAGGATCTGCTATAAACTAAGAAAGAATGTTTTTTCTAGGAACAATAGAACTTACCGACTGACCTAGCAGACTCGCCAAGACGGTAAGGGAATTAAGGGGACTTAATTATGGCAAATACAACGTTTAATGGACCGGTCCGGTCCGAGAATGGTTTTAAAACTATTGATGTAACAGCAGCAACGGGAGCCATCACTGATGGTTTAGTAATTAATGCAGACGGTAATATCTTTACAGATGCTGGTGGACATACACAATATGTTGCAGCTACTGGATATGGACCCGCTGATTTAATTGTAGGTAAAGGCGGAAGCCAATATGGTACTGTTGACCCGTATGCTGAAAGCGCAACTCAATTATTTCCATTAGGTGCTACACTTGTTTACGGTAACAATGTTTATCGCTATGTTGAAATTGGTGGCACAGCAGTAACTGCTGGTAAACTTTTGCAACACGCAGCAGTTGTTTCCGATCATGCAAATATGACAGCAACCGCAGCAGTAGCCGCAGGCGAAACAGCAATATCTGTAGAAACTGGTGGAACTGACTTAACACTTAACCAATATGCTGAAGGTTACCTTTGGGTAAACGATGTTAATGGGGAAGGTCAAATGCTTCGAGTAAAATCTAATCCAGCACACGACCATTCTGCAGACCCTTCGGTAGTCATTACTTGTTACGATGATCTTAAAACTGCACTAACAACAAGTTCACAGTTATCTCTAATAGAAAATCCAAACACTAACCTTATTGTTGCACCAGCGGCAGAAACAGGTGCGTTAATAGGAGCTACTGTAGTTGACATGACTGCTGACTATTATGGTTGGGCAGTAATAAAAGGACCAGCAGCACTTCTTACAGTAGGTACTTTGGTTGTAGGTAACGCAGCAGTTCGTTCAGGTGGTACAGCAGGTGGGGTAGCTCCAGCAACAGACAATGTGTTGATGGAAGTTGGTGATGTAATGGCCGTTTCGGCTAACACTGAGTATTCTTTAATTAACATGAATCTTGGGTAAGGAGTGAATTATGGCTGGTTCAGATGTAAAAGCAGTACACGTTACCGCCGACACTCAAGCTTTAGATGCTGATGGAATTTCTGCAGCAGCGGCAGTTGGTAATAACGCAGCACTTACTATAGGTGGTGCGTTAGCCTCTGGCGGTTCTTGTACTTTTGACGCGGGTAGAGTAGTTACTATTCTTTCGGCTGGGAACGATGCTGCTAAATCCTTTACTGTTACGGGAACTGATGTCAATGGTGATAGTCAAACAGAATCTATTACAGGCGCTAATGCAGGCACTGCTACAGGTTCCAAATACTTTAAAACAATATCGGGTATTTCAGCCGTAGGTAATCCAGCAGGTAATGTTTCAGCCGGGGTTAACGCTTCTGCTGCAGACGTAGTTTTTGCTGGCAGGGCTAGATTTCAAGGAATTAACCTTGTTTGTACTGCTACGGCAGGTGTGCTAGATTTTTTAACTTCATCGCCTACAGGCACTTCTTTATATAAAGTAGGAACGGTGGCTAGTGCTACCGTAACTAGAGATTTAACTGTACCGGACGAAGGTATGGTTTTTTCTAGCGGTATTTATGTACAGTACACAGTTTCTACGTTTAACACTATGACGGTATTTCATGCTTAAAGGTTAAGGTACATTATGAGCCACATTTCTTCTTATACGGGATTAGAAAAAGAAATTTGCGACGAAATTAAATCTTGGTCGAAATATGCTTTGGAAGCCCCTAATGAAGAATGTGGCAATTTACCGGTTTGTGCTTATGCAAAACAATCTTGGAAGGATAAAAAAGTTGGTTTTTCTTTTAAGTATTGTCCGGGGTATCAACCGTTATATACGTTAATATCTACTTTTGACAATTGTTTAGATGTAGCCGTGTTAGTTGATTTAAGTTACGAAAATGATGCAGAAAAATTTCATCAATATTTAGTTGATTTAAACGAAGCTATTTCAAATGGTTTTTTTATACAAAAAGATATTTGGGTTATGGGCTTTCATCCAGATGACGATGCAAACGAAATCATAGATGACGGAACTTTTGAACCTTTGATTGAAACTGAGTATGCTATGGTATTTATACAAAAATTAACAAAGTTACAGAAGGCCGCAAAAAAGTTAAAAAAAACAGGCTATTATAAACATTATTTTGGAGATGACGATACTCCACATGTGTTTGAATTGAGAGAACATTTTTACAACAAACTTACGCAGGAGAATGCACGATGAACAGAAGTAGCGTTAATTTAGGTAACGGAGCGGTTAAAAAAACCGGCGTTAGAAAAAGAATGGCTGGCGGTGGTATGGTTAAAAAAACTGGCGTTAGAAAGTTCCGGGGCGGTGGTTTAGTTAAAAAAATGGGCGTTAAGAAAAGAATGGCCGGCGGCGGAATGGTTAAAAAAACTGGCGTTAAGAAAAGAATGGCCGGCGGCGGAATGGTTAAAAAAACTGGCGTTAAAAAATTCCGTGGGGGTGGAATGGCAAAAAAGCCCGGTAAAGATCAAGTAGGTCTCAAAAAACTGCCTAAAGAAGTACGTAATAAAATGGGGTAT